TTTGTTATGACTCCCATGGCTGGAAATAATCCACCAGTCCAGGTTAGGGCTATCCCGTCAAAAGGAAATGCCGAGTCTGTAAATCCAAAGAATCAGTATCATCCTGATGTCACTGATTATATTTTACATATAATTATTGACCGTGTTACTGTTGGTGGTGGTGTCCTCGTAAAGTGTGAGGGTACCACTATGCCTCTTTTTTGTACTGCTAACCATGTTGCCAAGGCACATAAAAACTTGGAAGAAGCTTTAATTCTCACTATGAATGGAGCGGTCTTGAAACTTAAAGACTATAAGCCTTTTAGTGTAAACGAAAAAGGTGATAAGGTTTATTTTGAAGTAGAGGTCATTCCACCTGGTGTGAAAGTTGCAAAAGCCAAGTTGCCTCAATTCGACGACCAATACCTATATGTTAACGCGTATTCTGGTGTTAGGGGTGGTTGCGTTGCTACATCTGGGAGAGCCGATGGAACAGGTGCTGAGTATACCTCGGAACCAGGTTTCAGCGGTTATCCTGTCTGGAGCCTTGCTGACCATAGTTGTGTTGGGAATCACTTTGGTGATCATGGTAAAAATAAACGGTGGGTTAATTATTGGGACGCCACCGACCTTTCAATATTATCGGGTTTTCCCTAAGCCCCACTTCGGTGGGGCTGCTGGATCAGTTGATTTCATGGGTTTGGGAAGCGCTCCCTCCCCGTGGGATTGACCCCCCGCATGTTGTAGGTTGGATGGAAGGCATTAATTTACCGCCTGTAAATAACAAGAAAGAAGATTTTGTTTCACACTTTGGTTACACCTTTCCAGACTTGGGGCGTGACTATGGATATATGACAAGTTCTGCAAATGGTGTTTATAGTGCTTCACAGCGCTTTTTACACCCTGATATTACTAGGGAACAGTTTGGTGAGGCCCGGTATAACCGTAACCTTAAACTTGCTCGACAGATCATGACACCTTTGAAATATATGGCGCATGAAGTTGGTGATGTTTTTGATTGCGATTTTAATCCGGACTCCACACCTGGAAAAATATGCAAAAAGTTTGGTTATAAGACCAAAGGTGAAGTGTTGGCCGCACACCCCGATCTTTTGAGGTGGTATTGGTTTTTCGCTCACGTGTATGGTGTTACACCTTTGTGGTATGCTTCTCCAAAGGAAGAAATTCTTTTGTGGGAGAAAATCATGAGTGGTGTTCCCCGTACCTTTATGTATTCTGACCCTTTCTTTATTACGTGCTATGCAAATCTGGCACATCCATATAAAGATGCTTGTACTCAATTGGGATCCGCTTACGAGTGGTTTCCCTATCGATTAGGTTCAACTTTTGTAGCTGGTGAATACCATAAGCTTATGTCTACTTTGGATGGTTGTTGCACTATACAGGGCGACTGCACCAAATGGGACTCAAACTACACTAGTGTTCTGAAAGATTTTTCTGCTGATCTTAAAACTTTTGTGTGTGGGTTTAGTCGTGAAGACCGAGAGCGATATTCGTATTACTCTGGACATTGCTTCTATTCTTACGTGCGAATGCCTGACGGTGATATATGGCAATTGCTGTATAAGAAATCAGGTGATCCTACAACAACCGACGATAACTGTAATGGCCATTTTGCTATTATCTGTGATTTGATTGGTGATATTGCTGAAGCTTTGGGGGAGGATCCTTTAACTCTCTACAATGAACAGCGCGTGCACATCTATGCTGACGACCATGTCTTTGGTTTTGAAGAACGTCTTCGTGACTTCTTGGACTATGACAATCGTAGTAAAGTGTACGCACGGTGTGGCCAAAAGCTGCACCCTCCGCCGGCAGACATTGTCTCGCACGGCCCCCTCGGACTTACATTTCTTGGAGGTACATGTGGCCAACAATTTGGTCGTTACGTGCCCACCTATAAATTCGAGCGTTTGCTTGCCCCCTTTTTGTTGTTTGATTACAGTGAAGAGGAACTGAAGGAGGTTTTGGCCTCACTTTCCCCAATGTTGGCGAC